CTGCTGGACTGCTCTTAGCTGGGCTCGCGGTTGCGTTCGCAACGTATGCTGCGCACAAGGATTAGACTGGGATCCGGCTCCTAGCGGTAAAAAATTTGATTTTTTCATGATTTTTTCAAACTTTTCTTGAAAAAATCGTGATTTTCGGGCAGGGTTAGCGCCAGAAGCCGCGTCCAATCAACGCAACAATCCGCCGAAGAACGACAATTGTATCCGTAAAATGATGCGAAATCGTGGAACGGCGCGGCTGGGGCTTAACGGGAATCATTGCTACTTTGTTGTATTTATTCTTTTTCACCGGTCTCCTCAAAATTGCGGCTCATCTCCACATGTTCGCGGAGTCGTGATTCAGTGATTAGACGACTACTGATATTCATTGATTCCAGTTCCTGTAGGAAGAGTTTGTAGGCGTACGGGATGCGCACCTGGCTAAATCCGGTGGTGCTCGGGCAGGCTGAGCAGTGGTAGACACCGCGTCCAGGATTCACGATTCCTAGCAAACCACAACCACGACACACGAAACTCTGGAAGTTGTCGGATGCCTCCAACATACGCTCCTTCAGGAACTCCGTAGCACCATGCGCAACCAAGCAATCGCGCTCCATTTCACCGAAGCGGAGACCACCATCACGGGCGCGACCTTCCGCGGGCTGGCGGGTCAGCATGACGAGGGGACCGGAGGCACGGCTATTGCCAGTCCACACGGGCTTACCGTTCTTGCGTACGTAGAAGAGTCCGCCAGGTACCTCGAGACAGTAGACCTTGCCGTCGAACTCTTCCCATGTCTCGGACTGCCCAGTCTGCTCATGGCAGTGCCCGTGGTTGACAGCCGGCTTGTTCTTTGCCTTTATAATGCGTAGCGACCAATTGATAGCATTAGTTGTACCTGTCTTTCCGTGCATATTCCATTCAGTCCCCGCTTCACTGTGAAGAATCTTGTTGGCAGACCATCCCGCGTGTAACGCCAACTGCTGAACCTGGTCGGCTAACTTATCAGAGGAGGTGCTATAGAGAATGGCGCCTGAAGCGGTCTGGTGACCGTCGCCTAGAATCATTCCGTTGAGCAAGGTCTGACACTGGTCCGCACTCAAATTCCATACCCAATCTGGAAGTACTTTATTGGTTGCACCCACACTGAGCGGAGTCAAGTATTCACGAAGTGAATTATTGTGAACCTTAATAATATCTGATTTTTCATTTAAATTCCACGTCCAACCGAGTTTAGGCATAATCATATCAAATATTGCCTTTACTCTGGGTTTGTGACCACATACAATTACTCCATCTTTGCTAGAACATCCTTCAGCATACCATAATCCGAAGAAGAGCAACCATGAATCCATATCTGGCAGTGTATCGATTTGACCATTGTAACCCTTCAAGATAAATTGATAGTCTTCAACTAGCCAATTAACATCTTTCTGATATTTAACGTGTCGTCCCATTAATTCCTTAGCTTCATGGAAATCGTACTTCCATACCTTCTTCCGAGTATGCGGTGTAGCACACCACATGCGGTGGTTCGGCGTGACAGTGAGGTCAACCTGCTGTGACTTTAGACTGTACATCGGACCGGTGTAATCGAACTCCAGTGTCTTGATAGGATGCTCATAGACCAACTGACCATCTTGCATCGTGGCAACCTTATCCTCGGTCGTAACTTCGGCGATAGGCTTCCATCCATTTATAGTAAGAACATCGTGGGTTTCGTCGGTGCAATGGATCTTGTCGTCAACCATATGCTTCAATCTCTGATAATAACAAGGACCCATGAAGATGCTCGTCTTCATCTGCTTACCCGTAGTACCACAGTATAGCACTTCGTTACCGTAAGGCTCCATCTTGAGCTGATCGCGCAGAATATTAGAGAGACCGTCTACAGTGACATCGTTAAACGGAGTACCATCACCCAGGAAACCTAAGTTACAGCATACCTTACCCATCAGTGTCTCCATTAGCTGCGCAATCGTCATGCGAGAGGGAATGCAATGGGGATTGATGATAATATCCGGCACAATGCCGTCCTTGGTCTGCGGCATGTCCCACGGCTCCAGAATCATACCCACCGTACCCTTCTGTCCGTGCCGGCTAGAGAACTTGTCGCCAATAGTAGGAACTCGCTCAGAACGCACCCTGATCTTGACGAACGTATAGCCCTCGCCATTGCGGCCCCTGTAAATCTTATCTACGAAGCCGGTCTCATTATTGCGGAGGAGTTTAGACACGTCCTTGTAACGTTTGCCGCCTGCCGCCTCGACTGCAGCCGCAGCCGCCGCCCCCGACATAGCCTGAAGTGTCGCGTGCGTAACACCAGCGAGCGCGGCACCGTCTGGTGCGCGCAGCCGAATGGGTGCGACCTTGCCGATTAGAACATCTTCCTGTGAAACATAGGTGTTTTCAGGCACAATACCGTCTTCCGCCAACTTCTCATAGTTTGCTAGCTTGAGCTGCTTGGTTAGCGCAGGATCTGGCTTACAGAAGCGCTCCTCTTCACCGGATGCCTGATTCTTCTTCTCCTCATCCTTGTACGTACGGTAGAAGAACGACCTGAAGAGACCACGGTCCAGAGCGGCGCGATTGAACATGATAGAATCTTCCTGATTGTACCCACCATACGTTGCGATGGCTACAATAATATTATTTCCCGAAGGCATGTCCTGCGCACGGTAGAAGCGGCTCATGTACGGGCTGACCAGCGGTAGCGCAGGATAGCAGAGCAGATTGCCCATCGTATCTAGACGCTCGCGGAAGTTGAGTGCATAGATACCCATTGCCTGCTTACCCATCGCTGACTGATAGGTGTTACGGGGACTCTGGTTATGGTCGCAGAACGGAATGTTTGACGCCATCGTACCCAGAATGCTCGACGGATGGATTTCGCAGTGCGTAAAGTCGGTGCCGCGGTGACCAAGGAGGTCATCGGGGAACATCGAGATGAGCAGAGTTTCTGACTCACCAGGGTCGATGTACTCGATGAGCGAGTGACCACCAGGGCTGGACCAACGCATAATGTCATTCCACTCCGTGTGGATATCCCATGGGCGTGGCGTCTGCGGATTGAGCAGCAGTTCGCGCATTGCCTCGGAATTCATAACCGGACGCAGAAGACGTCCGCCCTCCGTATTCATCCAGACCTCATTCATACGCGGATTGAACACAATGCTGGTATACGGGTTGATACGACCGGCGCGCTTGGCACGACGTAGCGCACGCACGACCTCGGCGCAGGTTGCTGACGTTTCACGAATAATACCAATCCATGCACCGTTGATGAATACACGGCACTGGCTATGTTTCTCCTTGTGTGTCGTCTCACTGAGTTCAGCCATGCCAAGTTCATCATAAAGCACGTTCATGATGGGCTCAGGACTGCTGGGCAGCGACACAAATGCCGTGGATGAGAGATTCTTAACAACGCCTACGGAATGACCCTCTGGCGTCTCTGAAGGACAGACGAAGCCCCACTGCGTATTATGAAGCTTGCGCGGCGGAATCAGCTTGCCCGTTTTTTCAATCGGCGTCGAGATACGGCGCAAATGCGAAATTCCTGACAGATAGGTCAGGCGGTTCATAACCTGGCTGATACCCATCTTGGTACCCATCTTGCCGCCCGCAAAGTTGCCCGTCGCCAACGATGACTTCATACCGATATCCACGATGGTGGACTTCAGAATCTTATATACATTGGTCGGATTAATGATATCTTCGAACTTGCCGGTCGCCTTCCAGGCGCCATTGTGGATTTCCTTGGTAATCGTGGACTTCATGTCCTTGATGACCTTGGTTCCGAAGTAGTAGCGGAACAGATTGCCAAGCAGATTGCCCGGTAGCTCCACCTTCTTGTTCGGATAGGCGTCGCGGTCGTCGTATGAAATGCGATTCGTGTAGACTTCGAGAACCTTCTTAACCATTGCCGCCAGGAAACAGGCTTTCTCGTACAGCGTATTGTAACCACCTACGTGCGGCAGAAACTCCTCTGCGAGAATTTCAGTCAGAATTCCGGCTTTCGCCATCTTCGTCGTCTGCAACGTTGATGAGGTCAGCGCTTCACGGATTGAGGAACCGCTGCCAATGTGCTTGGTCAAGAATTCGAGCGCAAGCTCCTGCGTGCGAATATCCTTGGAATCGTGAATACATTCTTGGAAAATCATGTCGTAAGGGGTCGCAACCGAGCCCATAATGAGCTCGATAATCTCCTTGTCGGACTGGAATCCGAGCGCGCGGAACATTACGAACAGCGGAATCTCGGTTTTGATGCGCGGCAGCGAAACACGAATATGCTCGGGCGCGACCGGATTTTTCGGATTGTGCAGAATGATAACTGCGATGGACTTCGGCGCACCCTCATTGTCGAGACCAATGGATTTACACTCGATTTTTTCCGCCTCCTTGTTCCTATTCTTGGAATTCCTGAACACGAACATCCGATTTTCTGCCATGCGCTCCTGGCTAATGATGATACGCTCACCACCCTGAATAATGAAATATCCACCAGGGTCCGTTGAGCACTCACCAAGGTCACGGGGCGTCTTTTCAGGTGTCTCACACAACATACAGAACTTGGAGCCAACCATCACCGGAATCTTGCCGACGTGAATGCGCTGGAGAGCACGCGTGCGTGTCTCCTTTGTCCCTGTAGTAGGGTCAAACATCGTCGTTGAGATGTGGAGGTCCACGTAGATGGGTGCGGCATACGTAATATTGCGCAGCCGTGCATCGTTGGGATACATGGGCGTTACCGCACCATTATTCTCAAAGATAGTGGGCTTCCTGATGTTAACATTGCGAAACTCGATATTGACCTCCACTTCACGCGGAGGCGCAACCGGTCCGATAGGCGCGACAACCTCCTCGGTATCGACGGATACGCGAATCGCTGTACCGGCAGTACCGGCGGCGGCGCGCGTAGTGCCTGTGAGGGTCAAATCAGGGCTACCCAGGATTTTAACTGGGCAGGAGCGTAGAATTGTTTCAGGAACCTCCTTCTCCATAAACTGGTTGAACGAAGCAATCTGGTGATATATGATTTGCCTGTTGTTATGCTGACTGAAATACGTTTCTAACAGGCGATGATACATCTTTTTGAGACTATGTGCTCCTAGAAATAGGTCTATCAACTTTAGGCTGGTTTTCGGAAAGAGCTGGGGTGTGAGATTTTCTTCCTTTAAGTTAAAATGCCCTCCAGTGTGATGCCCAATTTTTTACGCGGCGTAACGAAGAAGAATGGACCGCCGAAAGTGGCGCCTGCCGGTCATCATTGGGTTAAGCGTGCGACCAATCCGCCGAAGTGGAACCTTGTTAAGAACGCGCAGTCGCGGCGCGGTGGGCGGCGCCACACTAGACGGCAGCGTGGTACCCGGCGTTAAATCTTTTCGTTATGTAAAATAGACGAATGAGTGAAATTAAACAGGTCAATATGACCGTTCCGAATCTGGCACCGAAGCGTAAACGGACGCGTAAGGCAACTGCACCAGTGCCAGTACGCACACCGACGATTCCTGTGGCGCAGGCGGCGGGTGCTGCACCATCCACCCACGCGGTGGGCGGTAAGAAGCCGGTACTGAAAGTTCCGCTACCATACAATAATTCTCCAAACACGCCGAGCCCGGTTTCTAAAACACCTGTGGCAATTGTACCGGCAAAAAAGGTTGTCCAGAGCCGCAAGGAAACTCGGGTCCAGATTCAGCCAACGAAGCGCAAGAATTTTACGATGAAGCGCAAATTCACGAATAAGAGAATCACAATTCAAGTTGACAATACGAACAAGATTAAGAATAGGCACAGCTCGGTGGAGAAGCGGGTGTCAGAGATGAAGCTCCCTGAAATCACGGCAAAGTTGCGGTCGCGTGGTCTCATCCGCGAAAAAGCGAATCCTCCTGAGGCGATGCAGCGCTCTATGATGAAGGATATGATGATGCTACCTGGGCATATGTAGAGCTTGTAGATAGAGTATTTTTTAGTAACGAACGTCGTATCTAAAAAATATCAGCCATATAGATGGAGTTTCCACGGGAAACCGAAGAGAGCGACCGGTGTATAGCGCCAGCGCAGTATCTTTGCGGCAAACATACCGTGAGTCGCGGCTTATGCGCCGAGTCGCCCGAGAACTGTACTCGGCGCAGCAATGCAAAGCGCGCCGTTCCGAAAAGCCCAGTCAATTTAGTGGGTGAAAAATACGCCTATGTTGAAGATAACTTGGGAAGCCATTGCTACTACCCTGAAAATAAACTCATTCTTGACTTTGAGCAGCGCTATGAGGACGGTCAAGCTGTTCCCGACGGCTTTTCCTTTTTAACCTATAATATATGGGGTTTAGCACGCAATGAAAATCTGCGGCGTCTATTTAGCTTGCGCAAGGACCTCTTAGAGCAGACTCTTCGTAGAACGGATGCGGACATTATGTGTTTGCAAGAAATGAGCCAGTTTTCGTTTGAACAATTGTCTGGATTTATCGACACCTATGCGTTTGCGAGTGAAAAGCCGTATCCGTTGCCAGGCAGCAAATCGACGGCGGAGCGCAATCGTTCGGTTGACACGTTTGTTTTGTCAAAATACAAGCCCAGTCGAGTCGCCATGTACGCGCTCCCTGGTGTCCTCAATTACAATAATTGTATGTGTGTTATTGAATTTCCGAATTTGGTAATTTTCAATTTGTACAACCAGGCGGGCAGCAGACTCAGTCCTGGTCAAGCCAATAAATGGCTTCACTATTCGCGCTGCCGCTACGATATTTTACAAACAATTTACGACATGATACAACGACTGTACGCAGAGCAGAATATAATTATTTGCGGTGATTTTAATTTTGATTTGGATGGCGATGTCGAGGATTGGCCTGAAGTTGCGATGCTCAACATGTTAAAAACTGCGGGTTTTGTTGATACATTTCGTGAATTAAATCCCGCGGACAGCGGTTGGACCGAAGACACGGATAGAAATTATATGCGCTGGAATCAGAAATTGATTGAGAAGCATTTTCGCTATGATGCTATCCTTTTTAAATCGGGAGCGGTGACATGGAATCCAAAGAGTTCGGTACTCATTGGTGCGGAGTCTGCTTGTCTAACACCCACAGATTCTGCATGGTTTATGGATAACATGTCAGAGGCGAAAGGTGGGCATGAAGCCGAGTTGCGTGGATGTGGTCGCGGCGAGGGTGGTGAGCTCCTCATTCCAATCAATCCGTCGGATCATTTTGGAGTTCTCACCGCATTTGTAAATAAAAAAGAGGGAGGTCGGCGTACCCGGTTGCGGCGCACTACAAGAAAACGACGCATATAATAAGTATGGGTTCTTGCTTCAGCTCGCAGCCGGCGCCACCGCCGAAACGGTATCCGGCACAACCACAGGAGTATCTGCCGCAACAGAAAGAGGTCTACTATACTGAGCCTGCCTTCAATCAGCCTGTTATGTACCAGCAGCCTGTCGTATATCAGCAGCAGCAGCAGCAGATGTACCAGCAGCCTGTCATGTATCAGCAACAGCAGCCTGTCGTGTATCAGCAGCCGCCTGTCATGTATCAGCAACAGCAGCCTGTCGTTTATCAGCAGCAGCATGTCGTTTATCAGCAGCCGCAGCCAATGTATCAGCAACAACAGCAAATGTATCAGCAACAACAGATGAGCACCGGTACCGCAATTATTGGAGGGATGATTGCAGGCGCCGTTTTAGAAGATGTTCTGACCAACTAGAAAAAGCACGAACCGTATTTTTCCAGCATATATTTCTGGGCGGGGTCGCGTGTTTTTATAATTTCAAGACACAAATTCATTATGTGAAACCATTTATTATTATGTAATTCGTAAAATCTTTTTACTCTGAATTCCATAATAGTAATTATTGAAGCGGTCTTAGACCAGCGTTTCATAAAAGTGTTTAAAGCCCGCGCACCATTATAGAATAGAATGAGCGCTCAAAATGAGAGTATGTATACACAATACTTGGCTTGGTATCAAGGACACCGAGCCAAATATGGACCCCAAACTGCCGTTTTAATGCAGGTTGGGAAGTTTTTTGAAATTTACGACAGACTCAATTTGGTCACCAATTCTACGAATACAAATATTCGTGAAATTGCGGATCTCTGCTCGCTCAATTTATCTGAAAGCCGTGAATCGGACTCCGTAATTAAGCTGTTCGGTGGCTTTCCAGAACAGAGTCTACCCAAATTTGAACGTCAGCTTCTGGATGCCGGTTTTACGGTTGTAATTGTGGTCCAGAAAAAGAACAGTAAAGGCGATGTTGAGGAGCGCACAGTGGAGCGAATTAGCAGCCCTGGAATTTACGAAAATCGTTATTCAGGACTCAGCCGAATTCCTGAATCACGGGACACTTGTCTTCTGGGAATCTTGCTTGAACCGAATGACGATAAAAGCGCTGTAATTGGTTTGACTGCTGTGGATATTCAGACGGGACGCACCTGGTCAACGGAAGCGGTTATGCCGTTTTTACAGGGTACACCCAACATTGATACAATTGAGCCATTTTTTATGTTACATCCGCCTGCTGAAGTTGTCTGCTGGTCTTCGACTGCTACCGAAAATGACATACGTGTATGGTTCCGCTTTGAATCGTCAGTACTTATTCATATGCGCCGTGAAAAGGTTGAACGCCCTGTGAGCGAGTCAATTCGCGAAGCGTTTTCAATGCAGACAAATTTACAGCCTCACGTTGTTCTCGGTCTGGAGAAACTCCCTCAAGCCTACCGGTCTGTGGGAGCAACTCTCAAATTTATTGAAGACCATATACCCTCACTTTTGAAGAAGCTGCGCAACACCACTGTCTGGATTCCAGAAAACCGTGTTCGTCTTGGTAATGCTGCGCTAGAGCAGCTGAGCATTGTCAAAAACAACGACGAATGTCTTCTCTTCTGGCTTCAAAAAACCTACACTGTCCTGGGGCGCCGTTCTCTAAGGGAACGCCTCTTGAGCCCAATTGCTGATGTAAGGGAGTTGCGACGTAGATTCGATAGAATTGCGTATCTGGGCACAATTCTAAATCACGATTTCGAAATTGAGAAGAATTTACGGTCCGTTTACGACCTCAGTCGCCTCCATAGAAAACTGCATCTATGTACACTTTCTATCACAGATGTATCGCATTTACTTCTAACGTATCGTTCTATCTGCGAATTGATTGCGAAATTTAGCAATTCTACAATTCAAATTAATTCTGAAAAGGAAGTTGGGGGTTGGCTGGTCCGGCTTCAAAAGTCCTGGAGTCTGGAGAGAATTAAATCTGCAGAATTGGATCTGGAAAGAACGCATCCCTGGGTCCTAGGGCTCTATCCTGACTTGGATAAGTGCGAAAATGATTGGAAAGCCCTTATTAATGAGGCACGCGACCTAGCTGCGCGATACAGCGACCCTGGTTTGCCTATTAATGTCGTGAGCGGTGAGCATTCCCTTATAGAGTTTAGCATAACTCGTAAGCGCCACGAAAAGCTATCAAATTCAAAGAAATTTCAGTTCCATTCCTCCAGTGCTAAGTCATCTAATGGTACCTTAGACTGCCCAGAGATAAAATCTATTCAAAGCCGAGCAATTGCGCTCCATCGTTCTTGGAATTGTGCTCAGGATGAAATTTGGATTAAAATTCAGGAGGAGTGGTCCGCTGCTTGCGACGAAATTGTGAGTGATGAACCCGTTTCTGAGACTATTACACGGTGGGTCGCCAATTTGGATGTTGAATTTGCTTTGGCTCGGATTGCGCAAGAATTTAACTTCGTGATTCCACAATTTATTGAAATTGACGAATCGCGAATTGAAATTGTGGGGCTTCGCCATCCTATCATAGAACGCATAAATACTTCGATTCCTTATGTTCGCCACGACATAAGTCTCGGAATTGATAACGGCTCGGTGGGTTCAGCCGAAACTGGTCTACTTATCTATGGAACAAACGCCTCTGGTAAATCATCCCTTATGAAAGCATTGGGAATAGCTATTTTATGTGCTCAAACCGGTGTCCCTGTAGCGGCGAGCTCAATGAAACTTGCGCCGTACAGCGGAATATTTACTCGAATCCTCGGTAACGATAACCTTTGGGCATCCTTATCCAGTTTTGCAGTCGAGATGACCGAATTTCGCTCAATTTTAAAATACGCTGATAAACGTTCGCTAATCCTTGGAGATGAACTATGTAGTGGTACAGAAACGCAGTCGGCGACCGCAATTGTGTCAGCAGGTATCCAAATTCTAGCCCGCCGTGGAGCACAATTTTTGTTCGCAACCCATCTCCATGAAATTTCAGAACTGGAGGAGGTTAAACAACTCAGCGGAGTAAAATTTGCTCATCTTGGAATTGAATACTCTGCCACCACCAAGCAAATTGTCTATAAAAGAACCCTTGAAGCCGGTCCTGGGTCATCTTTATATGGGCTTGAGGTCTGCTACGGCTTGGATATGGACGCAGAATTCTTAGAATTGGCGACAAAATCACGAAAAATGCTCAATTCCAGGTACAATTCTGCAGTCGCGGTACGGCGCTGCGAAATCTGCAAGTCGCAACGTGACTTGGAAACACATCACATAATGGAACAAGAGACGGCACGTAACGGATTCGTTGACCCCAGCACACCCGTACATCGTGCCTCAAACCTGACTGTTCTTTGTGACGGATGTCATAAGGCACATCACGCAGGTACTATAAAAATAAAGGGGTGGCGTGATACGACAACAGGGCGTGAATTGGACTGGTGTCGTGTAGCAGCGGTAGCACCGTCTCCACCACCCTCCGATCTATTCCCTGTAATAAAAGACCAGCTAAAACTTCTACTGTCTAAAAATTGCAAAGAGAAGGAGCTTGTCGCTAAACTTTCTCAGGAGACCGGTACCGTTCTAAAAATTAGCGATATACGCTCTTGGAAGCGCCGCCTTCTGGATAAACAAACGGTGGCTTTGTCAACACAATATCCGGTTTCCGTGGAAGATTAGGCATATCGATTGGCGACGGTATCTGTTCACTATTAAATTGAGGTGTATCGACGTAGCGCTTATGTATGTAGGTACATTCAAATAGATTAGGTATATCAAACCCATCGATATTCTGTGTGCCGCAACAATTGTTAGGGTGAAAATGAACAATATAATGGGTCTTGCTTATATTTTTAAGGACCTCTGCCTGTTTAGGAAGAAATGGCATATGAAATTCGACCACTATTTGAGCGAATTTCTCCATATGACTTGTTGTAAGACTCTGAAACAGTGGATATTCAGAACCCTCAATATCTATTTTTAGAAAGATACGTTCGTGGTCCGCGATATATTCGTGAAAATTGGTCTCATCGCTGAGATTTCTAGTCGCAACGCGCTTTCGAATAAATGTACAACGCGGATGATTCACTTTGCAATCTGTCGTGTCAAATGCGTAACAGTGTAGCCCTGGATGTGCATCTAGAAACGCAGATTCAAAGGTGTAATCATCACCGATGCCAGCGCTTAGAAAAAGATCATATTTAATATTTGGTATTTCGCATACTACATAACCTCCGTCATATAGTTGACCGTATCGCTTCTTCGGATATGGTGATTTATATACACTAAGAGCCCATAGGTCCATTGTTATATATGTGGTGGTTACGCTTTATGTTATAAAATGTAACCAACTATGCAAAAATCGTATTTATGAAGCCGAATCGCCCTTGTCACCCTTCTCGCCCTTCTCGCCACGCTCACCCCGAGGACCCGTAGGACCCGCAGGTCCCGCGACTGGCGCGGAGGCGGTGCGCTGCTTGCTTTCGGCGAGCTCGCGCTCAAGTACAATAATACGACGCTCGAGAGCCGTGCTAAGAGCAATAACACGCGTAATCTCTACACGCAAAGGGTTATTAGCCTGTGAATTTACACCTCGCGCAAATAGTACAGAGGACATTTCTAACGCATCCGGACAAAGTCATTTTTCTATTTGAACGCACACCCCGGCAAAAATGCTTAAACTTGAAGCCAAAAGATACATCTAAGTAGATTTAACAGAAGATGATTATTCCCGTACGATGTGTATCTTGCGGTAAACTGATTTCCGACAAGTGGGAATACTACAAGCGGCGCCTACAGGAGCTCAAGGGGGATGGTTTCGGTAAGCGCACCTATTTCAACGGCGGCGAAGTCCCCGAGACTGCTGAGCGTAAGATATTCGAGGAACTCCACCTCACCCGCTATTGTTGCCGAAAGGTGCTTCTGACCCACGTTGACCTCATTGAGAAAATCTAGAGAAAACCCAGAGAGACATGAATCTGCTAATACCCAGTCTAGCCGTTGTATTGGTCACAACTGCCCTGGCTTTTTTTGTAGCGACGTCATTAGCCCCACTTATCCTACTTGTAACGTCATCGCTGGTCCTGCTTTATGCGTATTCGCTGCACAGAGCGCAGTTTGATGGTGAATACAAGAACAGCACTTGGCAGAACAACCTCCGGCCTATGGCTGCGTTAGTTCTCATTGGTGCAGTCATTGCGCTCGGCGCGGGTTATATGTTTATGACGGCGCCTGGTGGTGCTACGATGGGCGGACGTAGACGCTAAATTTTGATTTTACTATTATTTGCGTAAAAGCCTATCTTTTATACAAATCTTATGCTGATGTAGAGAATGGCGAAGAATTCGAGGACTAAGAAGGTGTCGCCGAAACGCGTTACGCGCAAGAATAAGAGCTCCAAGGGTCGCAAGATGTTATCTGTAAACGACATCCGCGGACGTTTCAAGGACATGGATGCGAGCGTCAAGCAGTTCATCAAGGTAAACAACCCCCGCGACTTGGGCAAACATGTGTCCCGGCAGTGGGCGAAGTTGTTTAACAAGCCCCTCTCCGGCAAGGCTGCGTCTTCGCTGGTTAACCATTATTTGAATACGACCAAGGGCACGAAGAAGAACAAGCACAGCGGCGGCTCTCACTTAGGTGCCCCTCTCGACTACGTAATGCGCCCTGGTCTGCCTGGTGTTGCGACGTATGCAACGTTCCCCACGGAAGTTGGCGCCGACCCGCAATCAGTGCGCAACCTTGACGTCTACTATAACAGTGGTATTGGACGTGGCTGCGGTACCGAGAACACGACGGCGCACGTCCCCGCCACGATGGGCTCTAACAAGGTTGGCGGCAGCCGTCGTCGTTCGCGTAAGCACCGTGGCGGCGACTTCGCCACTGCGCTCGCATCACGTCAGTTTATCCCGACGAACCCCGCTACGTATTTTCAGCAGGGCAGTGAGGTCATGCTTGGACGCGCGCCCAGCCCCTATGATGTAGCCGAGCCAAGCCACTCTGCGTATAGACTTGTTTCCGACGGTAAGTTACCCATCGATCCGACGGGAATCTCACTAATCGATAAGGATATCACGCAACTAGCCAATCCATCACCCTACCCTGCCGTTAAGTAGGAATACATCGGAAAATATTGAATCTAGACTATTCTTAATAGTGTAGATTATTCCCCGGTCAGGATGTTAGAATGTTTTTCCAATACTGTGTAGCAGATGCAGACGGCATCCGACCTTCCTTTTAGAACCCTAAACGCCTACTACGAGCAGACGCCGCTGTTTCTAACACGTCATCATATTGATTCATATGAGCATTTCGTCTTCAATGAGATGCCTCAGTTGATTCAATCAATGAACCCCATTATCATTTTTAAAGACCTACTGAGTGCTGAAAAGGGTATCTATCGCTATAAGACTGAAATCTATTTGGGTGGAAAAGTTGAAAAAGCGTCTGACTTGCGTCTGGAAATCGGCGCACCCATTGTTACATTGGACGGCGGTAAGACGATTCGTCGTATGTTTCCCAATGAAGCCCGCCTTCGTGGACTAACATATAGTGCACAGATTCGTATGGATATAGATGTCATTATAACGCAGTCTGAAAAACGCGGCGACGACTTTGAGTCCGTACAGCGAGTCCTGCCCTTCAAGAACTTTCCGCTGTTGCGTTTACCCATTTTGTTGCGCTCTAAACTGTGTAGCTTGGGTGAACAGTCAACCGATGATACGCTAACGCAGATGGGTGAGTCACCACTTGAACACGGTGGCTACTTCATTATCGATGGTGCCGAAAAGCTGCTTATAACTCGTCAAGAACAGGCGTTCAATTCCCTCTATGTTGCACGCAAAGCTTTGACAGACCTCGATGTCGCCGTTTACGCGTCAGTTGTAAGTCAACACCCTGAGACGAAAATGAACCGACGGTGTTCTGTCTATTTGATGCGTGATTCCAATATCATTCGTGTCTCTGTTCCATCCTTGAGAGGTCAGGTGCCCGTTTTTGTGGTTTTCCGCGCCCTAGGCATTGAATCTGACCAGGATATCGTGCGTATGATTTTCCCTGACGCCGAGTCGCCGTTTACAAAGCTATACGAAGACATGTTGATTCCCAGCATTGAAGATGCCTGGCCGATAACCACGCAGGCGATGGCTATTCATTTTATGAGCACCATTACTCACCAGGGCTCAGTTGCGTCTGTTCTCGACATTTTACGTAATCATTTGTTTAGCCACGTGCCCGCTAAGCCCAAGGCGCGCGCCTTCTATCTTGCCGAAATGGTGCAAAAAATAGTAAAGTCCGAAGCAAAGTTAATCGCCAATACTGACCGCGATGATATTCGTAATCAGCGTCTCTTAACAACAGGCACGCTGCTGCGCGACCTGTTTTCCGCCGTTTGGAAGGATTGGACGAAGGCTGTCACACTAACGATAGATAAGACATACAACTACAACAAAACCCTGTACGAGGGTGAGAAATTCCTGGACCTATTTGCTCCAGGCAACGTAACAAATATATTCCAGGTCGAAACACTCAATCAAAGTTTAATGAAGGGATTCCGCGGTCGCTGGGGCACGAATCCCCACAATACTAAGACGGGTGTTTTACAACCGGTCGCGCGCATCTCCTTTTTTGATGCGATGTCTCACAGCCGCCGTATTTTGCTAGACTTCGACACGAGTTTGAAACAGAAGGGTCCACGCCATCTACATCCCAGTCAGATAGGCTATTTTTGTACAAATGAGACACCAACAGGTGCGCACATCGGCGTAACGAAGAACTACAGTATGCTAACGTATGTAAGTATAGCGGCACCAGTTCAGCCTGTAATTAAGTGGTTGGAATCGCGCGGACAGATGAAGTCGATTGGCTCGGCGAGTCTATTGCTACGAGCTAACGGAACCGTCGTCAAAATCAACGGCGGTCCAGTAGGATTCGTCGAAGATCCAGGCAAGCTTATGCGTGTTCTAAAACTGTTGAAGTGGACCGCCTGTTTGGCGCCACTCGCATCGGTCTGTTATAATACCACTGACCGCGAGATTCATATCTATCTTGATGAGGGTCGCCCCGTGCGCCCGCTGTGGCACTTAGAAAAGGGTGGCAATTTTCCGAAGTTAGCCAAAGATATGCTCGCTAACCCTGACGCGGCGCCTGTTTGGCGTGACCTCGTATTAGGAACTTATCAGCTGACTAAGAACCGGCGAATCAGCGACGTTGAGTTTATTGACCCGCTTTCCGCCAAGGATGATGCAAGTCTGGATGAGTATATTGCGCTTCTAAGCGGTGAAATGGGTGCTATAGAATACGTTGACCCCTACGAATTAAACGAGGCGTTCGTCAGTTGGTGGGGTGCCTCAGATTTGGGTGCGCAGCATACACACATTGAAATTCATCCCAGCACAATGATGGGTTTAATGGTTTCAATGATTCCTTTTGCAAACCACAACCAAAGTCCGAGAAATCAGCTGAGTTGTTCGCAGTCAAAGCAGGCTATCGGTTATTATGCTACAAATTATCTCCAGAGGTACGATACTTATGGTTCTCAACTTTGCTATGGAGAGGCACCCTTGGTCCGAACCATCGTTTACGATCATGTGGGGCGCGGACAGGTGCCGTACGGATTTAATTGTATTGTTGCTATGGCGTCTACGGACGGATATAACCAAGATGACGGTATCCTGTTTAACAAGTCGGCGGTTGAGCGCGGCTTATTCCGGTCATTAGCACTTCGTTCATACGAGGCGTTGGAAGAGATTGACCCTATTTCTAAAGTCGTCTATAAGGTTAATAATCCGAAACTTGTCCCTGCCTGGACGGATTTACGCCCAGGTTACGATTATAGCAAGTTGGATGAGAACGGTATCATACGCGAAGGTGAGTTTATTGAGGACCACACCATTCTCTGCTCCAGATATCTGGAAAATCCTGAAACGAAGAGCATTAAGGATGCGTCGATTATGCCTACGGTCTTCACAAAAGGGCGCGTTGAGTCGGTTGTCGTTCTACACCAGGCAAACGGTATGCGGCTAATTCGCATTCGTATCCTCGAAGAGCGCATCCCTGAACTGGGCGACAAGTTCGGCTCACGTCACGGACAGAAGGGCACTATGGGTATGATTATACCTGCTGAAAATATGCCACATACCGCCGAGGGAATCATACCTGACGTAATCGTGAACCCGCACGGTCTAACCAGTCGTATGACGGTTGCACAGCTTCTTGAAGTGTTGTTTGGACGGCTTGGCGCTGAAGTCGCCGCAAAATGTAACGGTACCTCATTTTTTAACCGCGAAGATATTGTAAAAACGGTTGGCAACTCTCTGGAGTCACTAGGACTTCACCCGCACACCGAAAATATTATGTACAGCGGTATTTCAGGAAAGCAGTTACCGTGCTCAATCTTTATGGGTCCGCTCTATTTTATGCGTATGAAGCACTTAACAAGCGATAAGATTAACTCACGCGGTGAGGGTCGGCGTGAAATGCGCACTCACCAGCCGACCGGTGGGCGCGGTAACGAAGGTGGTATGCGTATCGGCGAAATGGAAAGTGCTGCTATATTAGCGCACGGTGTCACTCTGTTTATGCAGGAATCAATGATGAAGCGTGCCGACGCCACCAACTTCTGGATTTGTAATGGCTGCGGTACAATTCCTATCTATAATGAGCGTGAAAAGCTCTTCGTATGTCCTCTATGCGACGGTCCGGTTGAATTTAGCGGACAGACCGAAGATACGTTAGCACTAATCCCGCCTCTACGCCGTTCACGCGTAACATTTTCAAAGGTCGAGATGCCGTATGCGTTTAAGCTCTTAGACCAGGAAATATCAACCTATATGAATGCGGGCTTCCGTTACGTGACCGAAAAGTCGGTTGCGCGTCTACGCGAAAATATGCTATCGTTTACCAAAGCCAGTGGTGGCGGCACCACAGATGTTAGTGGCGGCGTGACCGACGAAGAGATGCTCGATCTCGCCGACCTGAGCGGCAACGATTATGATTTGAGTGGTGCGGGTGTACCTCCGCCACCTCCTGCGACCCAGAAAGCGCTAGACACTACGGTGGCAATCCCTGTATCACAATATACAGCACCACCAGATTCTGGAGCGCCCCTACCGTTCTCTCCTCAAGAGCCCTCACCAACGATAGGCGGCTCAGCCTCCTATATGGATGCGTTACCAGAAGAGCCCTATGTTGTTGCGAACCCATACGTTGAACCCGCGCTAACTGTGCGCGAACTTGAATCAACGCCCGCACCAGCCGAACCCTATGCAGTACAGGGACCTGCTGTAACGCCTGACGCGCAAATTCAAGTACCTGGTCCCGTTAACATTATGGACATTGTTCCGATGAAACAAACGGGCGGCGAAGCACCTGTCGGTACAGTCGATACAATACCTGTACGCCAAGTTCAAGCCGAACGTATGGTTCAACTTGGCGGTGAAGCACCAGTCGGTTCAGTCAATACAGTCCCTGTGCGGCAAGTTCAAGCTGAACGCACGATTCAGCTCGGAGGTGAAGCGCCCGTAAATCACGTTGACCCTGTGCCGCCTTTCCAAAATCACCCCTACCAAGTGGGTGGTGAGCCAAAACCGGCGCCACCTGCCGTAGCACAAATCGCTAAGCCATATGCGCCAGCACTCGACAAAGAGCCATTTGTCATAGCAAATCCATATGTGGCGCCACCGCTGACGCAGCAGGAGCAGCAACAGGCTCCTGCGCCTGCGCCCCCACAACCCGAGCCCGCCCCTGCAACAGCGACACAGCAGGTTTCAAACGAGCTGTTTAACCAGGCTGCCCAGCAAGGTGGTAAAGTTAATGTGTTCGAGAATGCCGATATACAAGTAATAAAGCTGCTGTAACCGCTGCGCTGTAACCGCTGCGCTGTAACCGCTGCGCTGTAACCGCTGCGCTTTATACAGTCTCAATCGGACGCTCAACAATAATCATATCGGCGCGATAGATAAAATCACGAGTCCAGACATTACGGTCGTG